CCTATAGACCTTTGTGACAACAAACAATAGCTTGGTGTCTGGCTCATACCGGATGGTGAGCGCCCCGCGAGGTTCACGAAACGGACCAAATTCAGCACCCGTGCGCTTGTCGCGGTTGCCGTTGATGACCAGAATCTCGTGGAAATGCCGCTGCAAAAATCCACCAAGGAAGTCATCCGCATCCAGCATAAGCTCTTTGGTACGCACACGGGTGTCTTTGACTAGGTTAACGCCGAAGTCAAACACCGGCTTAATCGGTATGTCATGCAAACCAAGTGTTTTGGCAATCGCCCCACCTGTTATGCTTATTGTGACCATAGCTGACCAGTACCGTTCTGTATTTGTGATGCCAGCAGCTGCGTCTACCTTGGCCTCAAACTCCTCTATCTTCTGCATGACCATCGGAAGTTGGCCTAGTACCGCCTTCGAATACGGCTCGATAGCATGCCCGTAGTTAGATAGCAGCTTGCCAAAATGGTTTCTTGACCAGTGTGGATCGTTGTGCGTATCCGGCTTTACGTTGATCTCCAAGATACGATTCAGTTCACCATCAGGAAAGCCCTTTATGTTCAGCAGCATGTCGGGCACTGACCGGTTGCTCGAAGTAACCAACCCACTAGAAAACTTGGTGTGGTTTAGCCGTTCAGCGTTCTCGTGCCGACTCATCCGGTTCTTGCCCCGTCCAGAAGTCACGTCATAAATTTGTTGTGACATGTGGTCTGACTGCATGTTGGTGATCTCGTCCATCGTCACGCAGAGGTTTTGCAGGGTTCCGAACCGCTGCATCCGTGCGTTGTATGTATCTTTGGGAGATAGCATTAACTCTTTAGGTCTGCCGTAGATACTGTTGATAGCATGCAGGATGGTTGTCTTCCCCGAACCAGATTCGCGGCTCATCAGGTTAACGAGAAACCCATCAAGTGCGCCCTTTGCGACGAATGGCATTAGCAACGTACCAAACCCCATGAAGAAAGCAAAGGCTCTGCCTTCCATCCCCGGTCTGCCGTATGCGTTGATGACATCCTTCCAAACATGGAAGTCACCTTTGGGGGTGAACAACGGCACCAGTGGTAGGGTCGGTGCAGATGGGGGACTGTAACTTACTCCTGTTGCTCTGATCTCTCGGTCGCCTACGATGATTGCAGACTGATCATCTACCCAACCAAACTGTTTATGCGCCTTCTCTGCTTGCATTGACATTTGCAACTCCTCTACCCATTTCGCCACGTACCACATGAGCGTGTCTTGCTGCTTACTGAGAGCAGCGATGCCATGTGATGCGATGATTTCTCTGAACTTATCTTTAGCAAGCGCCGATGCCAGAGGCATGATGAACTCGCGCACTCCATCTTTTGGCAGGTGTAGACGTAGCAGTAAGGTCTCCCCCAAGTCGGGGTCGGTCATGCGCTTGACTACGTAGAAGTCGTACGGGTAAACAACTTCATCTATGTCGGTACCATCTTTGTCTTTGGTGTGGACAAATACCCCACCGTTCTTGCCACGGAAAAACGGAAACGGAAACTTCGGAATGACGTATTCTTTGAGTTCTTTAGTCTGCGCTTCAACACCAACGACGGTGCTTTGCTCCTCTGTAGCCTCGACGATCTCTCGCCCTAACTGAATAGGCGACGTAACCTTTTGCTGGCATCCTTCACAACCTGCGGCATTAAGTTTCTTAAAAGTCTCGCAGGTGTACGGACCTTTCGTCTCGTTTGCTTTCTTCTCGGTGTTCTCAAACGAATACCCCGGATACCCCTTGCTGATAACATGTATTGCTTTGTCGCGGTCTATGCACTGCTGGGCAATAGATAGACCGGCTCTCCACAACGGCTCTTCGATTGTGGCTTGGTTGTCGTAAATGTTGACGATCTGTGCGCAACCGTTACCCTCAACCGACTTGATCAGGATTGTCTTGAAGCGTGACTGACTCGCGCCAATCAAAGCTAGGGTCGTTGCATCAAGTGGTCGCTTACCAAACTCTTTGGCAACTGTTTCTAGTATGGCGTCCGATGGTTCTAGCAGTTCTTTTATGCGCTCGTTCGGAACCAGCGGTGCCAGATACAGAATCTCAACCGGTATCGGATTGGTCGGGTCTTTCAGGTGATTGGTTTCAGGAACGCGCAACACCCGCGCCGCATCTGCTGGCACGGCGTAGTCAATATCAAATTTGTGTGTAGTGCAAAGGCTCTTGAGCTGCTCGGCAAATGGCTTCCACTCTTCTTTAGTAAGCGGCTCTTCCAGAATCCAGTACACGTGCGCACCGCGCCCAGACCTAAGAATCGTCGGCTTCGGTAGCCCAGTGGCTTTGCAAAAGTTCTTGAGTGCTACTAACCCATCATCTAGCGTGGCGTAAGGCTTTCCCTCACCACAATCAAGGTCTAAGAAAAACGACTTGAGCGCAATCGCGTTGGTTGCATATCGTCCGTTCTTGGTCGCACCGAACTTAGCCAGTGCAAAGAAAGAATTGAACCCGCCATTTTGCAGATCGTCCGCTTGGCTGCTGAGAACGTCGATACTGTTCGCAAACCGCTGCCGAACAACGTCTTTATACTTGTCCTCGCCGTCCTCTTGGACTAGCTCTTTTTTATTACCCCAGTTGCAGTAGTGCTCACCTTCTTCAAGAGGTGGTAACACCAATGCAAAAAATTCTTTGCGAGAGAGCATAACCGTCCTTAACGAACCGTCAAAAGAGGATGGGCAGGGGCGTGACGGTAACGCCCTCTTCGGTAGCTAACCTAGCCCCCCTACAACTGTTAAGCTAACTTTTCGATTAGCTTATTCATGCGGTCAACGTGTTTGCCGGAGACAACCGCTTTACCTTTGAACCACTTGTAAACGGTCATTCGGCTGACCTTAAAGAAGTCGGCAACATCTGTAACAGGAATGTCGTCTCGTAAACAAATCTGTGCCAGTTGTACGCCGAGCAGTTTCTGGTCAGCCCTCCGAATCTCTTCCACGGTTAGTAGTGAGTATCCGGTCGGCATATCAGTCATCCCACTCGTCAAGGATTTTCGACAGGTCTTTCTTTTCCGCTGGTGCTTCCTCCTTCTTCGCGGTGCGCTTCACGGGTTCTTCGACTTCTTCTACTTCTACGGCAGCAACTTCTTTCTTTGGCTTAACTGTTTCGAATTCCAAAGCGTTGGCTTCTGCTACCTTCACACCATCAGTTTCAGCAACGGTCATGGTGATAGCTCGTTTTGCAGCAGCCGATTTACCCTGATCAATTGCAGCCGCATGCTCGTTGGAATCCAGAACACGTACTGGCTTAAATGTCAGTTTAGGTGTGGCGCTGTTAGTATCGAAGCGCATCTCGGTGACAACCGCCGTAATGGGCACACCCTTGCTGCCAATCATCTTGGCGTAAGTTTGCAGAGGCCACTTACCAGCTTCGCCAGCACCAAAGATAGATGCAGCAGGTAGGGTCAACTGGAACACATCGCCCTTGACATCATTAGCTAGTACAACAGCCAAGCGTTGGCTGTAACGGCAAGCACGGCTTTCACCCTGTCCCGAGCCTCTAATGTTTTGTGGGCAGTCGAGGCACCGCTTGGATTGTGGTTCTTTGACTTTTGCGTCTGGCATTTCTCCATCCGCTGACCAGCAGTCGGGAGCAGTAACTTCGCCACCTTCTGAGTATTGCTTTGCATAAAACGTCCTTGATACTTTCTCTGCCGCTGCGACGATTACGACGTTCATCGAACGCTCTTCGTTCTTCGCTACTTCCTTACCATTCACCATCATGCGCCATACACCGCCTTTGATGGATATACGCTTTGACTCTCCGCCGCCACCGCCGCCCATCAGGGCTTTCGTGGTTGAATCTAGTTCTGCGTCTTTTAGATATGAGGGAAGTCCTTCATCTAGCACCGCGAGTTCGTTACTCATTGCACTCTCCTAGCGTTTAACAATAACAATGGTTTGTGTCACATCCGCGTTCAGCCCCGGCGGATGTACATCGGGGTTTTCTTCAAGATACTGTTGCATGTTGGCTGTGTTGATGCGTTGGTAAAGCAAAGACATAACGTCTTTCTCTTTGATGAACTTATAGAACGCATCCCAGTCCGTAGGCCAGAATCGTTTATTAGTCCTTCGAGAGATGGTGCCGTGCTGAGTGCGTATAGTTGCAGCCCCTTGCTCCTTGCAAATTTCGAGTAACTGATGAGCGACTAACTCTAACTGCTCTTCTAGTTCACGATCTTGCTTGGCAAGCTCTTTACGCTTCTCACGGATTTTGACATAGACTTTTGCAAGCCTATCGGCGTTAACTGTTTCTGACATCGCACTCTCCTTCTTATGAACTGCTGACTAATTATGGGCACCACAGTTTACATTGTCAAGTATCTTCAACCACATTTTTATAAAGATCGATGAGTCGTGAATGAATATCAACTTTCTCTGACAACATCTTGTAGATACGATGCTCGACAGGACTACCTTGCAGATGCACAACGGTACATGGGTTGCGTTGCCCAGCACGGTGCACTCGTGCATTAGCTTGTAAGTAAGTTTCAATAGATGTAATCGGACCCCACCAGACAACGACGTTTGCAGCATGAAGTGTTACGCCGTGCGCAGCAGCTTGTGGCTGAATGACTAGCACGTGCGGACTGTCTGTCGTTTGAAAGTTAGCAAATATTTCTGCGCGTCTAGTTGCACTGATACCGCCATGAATTACTTCGGTGCTAATCCCATTCGACTTTAACTCTTCGGCAATTATCTCGATGGCATGTTTAAACGGCGCAAACACAATGACCTTGTGGCTTGCCTCTTCTATAACCTCCAGCAGTGCGTTCAGGCGACTCTTGGCATCGAACGCCACCACCTCCCCAGTATCGGCATACACTGCACCGCACGACAGTTGTAATAACTTGTTGAGATTTGCCGCTGCGTTAACCGTCGTGATCTCTTCTCCTGCGGCGACCGTCATCATGTCTCTTCGGATCAGCTCGTAGAATTTCTTTTGCTGCGCCGACAGCGGAACATCTCTAGTTACGTACGTCATGTCGGGTAAATCAAGGCACTCTTCTTTTGTAAATCGTATAGCTGGCTGCAACACATCGTGGACTAGCTTTTCTGATTGCGGCTTGGGTATCCACTTAAACTGTGTAATGCGTTGCATTACCATGTCGCGGAACGCGCCGTAGAACTTAGGTACTCCGCTTGGGTTTATTAGTTTCGCAAGACCATACGCATCGGTGGGCGACTGCGACGCAGGGGTTCCGGTCAGCATCCATACCCAGCTTGTAGGTTTGATCAGTGCGGCCAGTGTCTTCCAACGCTTTGTCTGAACATTTTTATAGGCGTTAGCTTCATCCACCACAATTAAATCAAAGTTGGCTTTCTCAACTTCTTCCTTGACGATCTCCAGCCCGTCGTAGTTGATGATCACAAACTCTGCGGAACTATTGATTGCTTCAACTCGTTTCTCTTTGTTGTAGCTGTGGGCGATAGCACATGTCCTGTGCATGGCGAACCGGAATAAGTCCGTCTCCCACGCTGGTTGCATGATGGACAGGGGGCATAGCACCAGCACCCGCTTGATGACACCCTCGTTCAGCAAGTAGTCCGCTGCCCAGATAACGCTCGATGTCTTGCCGGTACCCTGCTCGTTGAAGCAGAACGCCCGTTTGTGCAAGGTCAGGAACGATGCGGTTTCTTTCTGATGGTCGAACGGTCTATACAGCCCGGGCCAGTCATACTGGTTTTTGATTGGGGATGGTACGTTCTTGATCCGCAGATTCTTCAGTACCTGAGCTTCTTCCAGCCCCCACTTCACCAGCACTTCGCCGGTATCTAGCACCTTGGCTTTTGGTATGACGGTTGTGATGCGGTTAGGTTCTTTAACGCGCAGCAGCAATGCCCTGTTGTCGATGATTTGCACTCTATCTCCAGACACTGATAGGCCGAAAGTGGTATTTCCACTTGCAGCCTATAAAAAATTACTTTGTAAACTACTTACTTCTTTGCTTCGCGCTTGCTCTTCTCGGAAACTAGGTTCCCTTGGCTATCACGGCGAAACGATCTGTTTGCTGTTTTTGATTCTACACGGACTCCATCCTTTGTGGAACCCCCTTTATCGATGGCTTTGCGGTGGGCTACATCCCTGCCATCACCTTTACTGACCTTGCCATCTTTCAACAACTTCCTACGTGCAGCGTTACGCTCAACCCGATTGTTCTTTTGCTCTTCGGTTCCTTGATATTTGGCGTACTCACGTTTGTAGTTGCGGTCTTCCTTATTCTTATAAGGCATCTTGCGCCCCCCACTGGATTATGCTTGCAACCTTCTCGGCCTCAAGTATTAGCTTCATGGCGTGTAGCAACTCGCTACGTTCTACCCCGCCAAGGATTTCAATATCCACAGCCGTTACGTCCTCGACTTTGACGTATTGATTATCCTTCCAATGCTGCTTTATGTACAGATTTATGATGGCACCACCCACGTTCTCTAAACTGAGTACTGTCCTTGCGCTGTTGCCACTGTCTTGATCACTTGTGTAACTAACATCCATAAAAGAAGGTGGCTCATCTGAGTCTGACAGCCGGATAACTAGGTCGTTCATCGGTATTCTCCTTTGCCATTATGAATACAATCCTTGACGGGGCACCACTGCCCACATGTGAAGTTCGGGCGCGGGTTCCATACCCCTAGCTCTACAGCTTTTTCCAATCTGTTAACGTCTTCTATCCACTTTGTCCAGTACATACCGGCGCTGTCCTTCTGGTACTCGGTGGTCACAAAGTCGTTTGCCACCACGAACAACAGCCCTGCCTTGATCTTCTTTAACTGCGGGAAATGTTTAAATAAAGCTAACGACAGAATCTCCAACTGCTTGGTGTCGGCGTACTTGGCAGACTTGCTTGTTTTGTAATCCACCACGTAGGCTTTGTCCCCCCGCAGCACGATCAAGTCAGCGATCCCTCTCCACCAAACATCTTTTGCACCGAACTTGCAGGGTTGCAAATCCCTAGTCAGCCCAAGACGTTGTTCGCAAAGCTTGTCCCCTTCCATCGCTCGGATGCGTTCCAGCGAAGCAAGCAAGGTGCTGTACTTTGGTGGGATGGGGGTGCCGTCCCGGATGTAGTCCTCGGCTACTTTGTGTACGTCCAAACCAAATCTCAGGTGTTCTTGCGGTGGCTCGATGACATCCTTCTTGACCTTGAGTCGGTAGTACTTGTGCGGGCAAAGCTTGAACATATCAAGCGACGAGTAAGACCAAGCAACTTTAGACTGCGCCATAGTTATCTCCAACTCCAGCTTCACAGTTCAACGGAAGAGTAGCCGCCCAATCTGGACGCCACTGCATACAAGTTTCCACGTATTTTTTAGCATCACGAGCCTCTTCCAACGGAGCGATACACGCCACAGCATCATGCACGGTGAGCACCACTTTGTATTGCTTGGCGATCTTGATCATCTGCTCTGCAATTACACAACGAGCAACAGCTTGGCAGATGTTCTCAACCACCTTACCACCATAAATTTTCACGAGTCCCTTGCGGGTCTTGTACTGGAACTGCTCCTTGCCCTCGGAGTCATATACACGTTCAAGCCCATCGTACCGCTGCCACAACCCGCTAGGTAGCAGGAACCCTCGCTCAGTCGGGTCGAACGTAACCGCATCAACCGCACCGAACGGCGCTGCATTACCACTGATGATGGCACCCAAACATGTATGCGCTTGCCGCCACAACGCTGGAATCTTGGCGTAGGTCTGACGGTACACCGCGATGATCCGCTTACATTCCTCCAGCGGAATGTCCACACCAAAGATTTTTAGCTGCGCTTGGAACTTCTCAGCACCCATACCGTAACCAGCACCGAGAATCGTAGTCTTCCCCACGAACCGTTCGTCTGCACTAATGCTCTCAACTTCCTTGCCATAGATAGCGGACGCCATGATCTTGTACACGTCCTCGCCCTTGTCGAACGCCTCGACCAAATCATCCTGCCCTGCCAGCCACGCAACTGTCCGCGCTTCGATCTGCGATGAGTCCGAGTCAATAATGACGTAACCTTCCGGCGGCTTGATCGATGACTTCAACTTACCTGCGTTCTGTCCTCGGCTTGGCAAGTTCTGTAGGTTGATCTTGTCATCTCCACCCCACCGTCCGGTGTGCGCTGCGTAGTACTTGATAGGTACGGGCAGCTTGCCGCGATTGGAAATATCAATAAACCGTTGGGTGCGGGTCTCTTCCAAAGTAGTTTTTGTACCAAGCCGCGCAGCCACCAGCGCCTGTACACGCGGGTCACTATGCTGTGCAAGTGCCTTGAAGTCCTCGTCAGTCTTGGCAAACGCCCACGCTTCCTTGCCTGTCCGCGCACTTATCTTGCGAGGTGGGTCAACTCCCAGACTGATAAGCAGTTCTGCAAACTTGTCGTTAGACATCAACGTATCTTTGTCCGATGCCGCTGCCGCCAGAAGCTTCTCTTTCTTGGTCTTCACGTCTATAAGATGCTGCTCCAGCATAGCCGTATCCAGCTCCAGCTCAGGCTCCACAAACATCTTTAGGGTTGTATCGATAACCTTAAGTTCTTTCTTAGGAAAAGACTTCATCAGAATACTAAACAAGGTGTGAGTCAAATCCACGTCGTTGCGGCAGTACGCACCGTATCGCGCCAACTCTTCTTCCGTGAAATCTATCCTGCGCTTACCCAGCGCATTGATAACCTCGTCTCCTTTGGCACCGATCTGATAGCGTTCTACCAACGCTTTCAAGCTACCTCCGGCATCCACACCATGCAGTGCACGTGACATACAGAGCGTATCGAACCAGCCTTTGGGGGTGACGCCAAAGTGCCACGACAAAATGGCTCCATCAAACATCGTGTTGTGTGCCAACACAAATGAGTTAGCCCAATCGTACTGACGCAAATGCTTCCTGAGTTCGTCTTTAGTTCCAGAGAACCATGACGTTTCCTCGTCGTCAACCTTGATACCTACACCGATAACTTCAAACTTATCGTCACGTACGTATTCTTCGGTCGTCAGCTTAGATAGGGAAAACTCTTTGTCGTAGTACGTTTCAAAGTCTACGGTAATGATCATCGGGTTCCTTGTTGCACTCGTTTATTTTTGGCATCGTCATAAAGACCAACTGCGTAGTCTTTTATGATCTTGCCGTTCTTCTCGTCACCAACCAGCATGGGGTCGATGAACACAGATTTGCCTGACGCATAGTTCCTCCAGTGCCCACGCCGCCAATGTTGTTTTGGTGAAGCATGCGTACCAAGCGGGGGTGCCTTGATCGGGTCTGGCTTCTTGCCATCTATTGTAATCAGTTTAAATTCAATTAATGGCTTTTTGTTTTTGGCTATTCGTTTTTTGTTCTTCTCAATTTCTTCTTTGGTTGGTATCGATACGTTTGCTTGTACGGCAGTGGGGTTCATCGTCATCGTGTAGATAACATAGCCCACATACTCTGAAAGTATATTTAATTGATGCTGTGTTACCCATGAGCGTTGTTCAGAAGAAAGCGCCATGCCGAGGTGAGGCTCACCTGTGGGGGTTTCCACGTAAACAAGTGGTACATCCATTATGTACGCTTGGGATGTTTTCTTATCTATCAGTGGGACTACCATTCTTACGAAATCACCAGCCTGACAAACAACGAATGAATAGAAAAATTTTAGCCCTTCTTCCTCAACAGGTTCTTCTCCGACAATCACTACCATCTTGGGGAATGGTAGCTTTAATATTTTCACACCTTTAAAATGTTCTCTGGTGTCTACATCCATAAAGTCGGTTTCAAATAAAACTTTTGGGTACTCCAATACAGCGGAAACAAAATCTTTAGCGCTGTGCTTAGCTCCTTTGTAGTCACTTTTTTGGAATGTGATGACTTGATCTTTCCAAACTTCGAGCATCATCGCTTTAAACGGTGGGTAGTCAAACGCTGCCTTCACTGTTTTAAACGCCGTCTTAGAAACCACCGCGCCGGGCATGAGATTGCCTTTACCTGTTGCGCCATTTTGCGGATAGTCGGTTGGGACAACAATGGGCATTTTGGGAAAATTCTCTGGGATGGTTATTACCATATCAAATCTCCGCTAGGTATCTGACAAGTTCGCTCGTTTTGTTTGTGGGCTTCAACTTCTTGATACGTAGGTTCTCATCATCACCAACACGTGAGAGCAACCCAGACTGCACCAACCGCTTCATCCGTGCATGCGTCGTAGCTTCAGACGCACCGTCGAAATTTTTTATGAACTGCATGGTCAGAACATCACCCTGCTTGTTCATCTCAATCACAGAGTTAAGAATCAGTAGGTCAGTACTATCGACTTTGAACTTGTCGCGCACATTGTTTAGGGCTTGCGCCAATTTATCTAACTTCATTTGTTTCTCCTGACACGGTAATAGTGGTAACGATCTTCGCCTCGAAATTTAAGCTCGATCACATCAAGTTCTTTTAGCATGGCGATGTACCGCTCTGCACTACGGATGCTTCGCCTCAGTATCCGAGCAACATCTTTTACGTTAAACAAATACCTACCTTGCAACTTCCGCTGCAACTTAACCAACATACCTTTGCTTGGCTGGCTCAAACCTTCACCTTATAAAACTTAGTGCTGCCCTGCTTGGTTACTTCTACCAACCCGACTGACCCAAAGAAATCCAGCGCCCTCTTTGCATGCGTCTCGCTGACGGTAAGCGCCTTCACAACTTGCTTGACGGTTACAGGCGCCTTCTTATCAGTGACATAGGAAAAGATCTTTTCGTCTTTTGGATCAATCGTCATACTTCAGCCCCTTGATCAAGTTAAGCATATCCAAGTAAGCCTTCTTGCTTTGTTCGTGTGTGTCTGCATACGCCATATCAAAAGCGGCTTCATAGACCTTGGCTAAGTGCCTTAACACCGCAGCTATCTCTATGTCGTTCTCGCCCATCGGCATTTCCAGTAACGAATTTGCAAACCGCTCGGCTTTTCTTGCAATTATCATCGTGCTTTTTCCTCTATCTCAATCAAGTCTTTGTATGTGCCACCTGCGTAGACAAACCTAACGCCGATCAACTTGCCCTTCTCATCGTAGTAACAGCAGAACATGTTGCCATCCACCCACGGTGCTTTCGGCGCTAGAACTAAGCTGGTCTTCTTCTCCGGCACAAAGTAGTTCAGCGTCTCCTTGACTCGCGGGTGCGGAATCTTCTGGTAGTCGTAGAGTTTGATGTCAGGCATTACGGCGCACCTCGCTCTCTGATTCGCAACGCTGCTACTTGGTAATAGTTCGACAGCTTGTCTGCCGCTGCCATCTCGTCCAAGACCTTCGCGCATTCCTCTCGCTCTGCTGCTGCAACTAGGGCGGCAAATGTTTCAAGGTAATTTAAAGGGCAATAACCTGCTCCGGCAGAATCAAGTAATCCTGACCCCTGCGCCATACGGATAATGTCATCTCTGTTCATCGCTTCTCCTTACTTACATTGCGGTAGATGCTCTCGCTCTTACGGTCTAAGCAAGCACGACATATCCAGCGCCGTGCCTTCGGCGTGACCCGCATCTCACCCGTAGCTTCTTCTCGATGGCATTGGCAACTGGTGCAGAACCGCGTCTTCATCAGATTTTCCGCTGGCATGCGAACGCCTGTATGTCTGAGCGAAACGACCCAGCGAACTTGCAGTCTGAAACGATTCTCCCCTCAGTGGTTACACCACCAATCCACAGGCCAAGGACAAACAGCACAACAGCGATCAACGACTTCGCCCACACATCGTTGATCCATGCCCATATCGCCTTGTAGTTAATCGTTTCGACAATCATCTTCGCTCCTCATCTAACAACATGTATAACGCCGCTGCTAACCCAAACGCCAACACCGCGACCCCAGCACCCATAAGTAAGATACCCGCCAACATCAGAGTCATTGTCATCTGAGTAACCTCCTTATCTTCTCGATTGACCATCCAGTCTTATCGTATATATGTAGTATGCGTTCTGCCGACACGCCTTGAAACCCATTACGCCACTTAGATAGTGCGCTCGGGGGTACATCCAAAAACTTAGCGAGTGCCGCATCATTCTTCAAACCAAACTCTTTTATCAATTTATCCAGCAACGGAAAAGAACTTTTCATAATCACTCCAATTAGATACGCAACATGAAGCCGAACACTTTTGATAGAAACGAATACTGCTGCTCTTTATGTCCAAGCAACACGTTCTGCATAAAGCGTTCTTCTGGTGTACGGTCTTCTTCTTTTACTTGTGGTACGTAGAACTGCCCAATCCTCGGTGGTTCTTCCTTGATGAACCGTCCATCTCTCAACATATCAATCTCCTTCAAAATTTTTTAGAAAATTAAGAAAGACCCCATCGCTCAATTTATTAACGTCTGTTAACAAAACTTTTAGTTTGTCGAGTCCCGTTTCGTCAACGGCGATTGCTATGCCCCCCGCCGATGATAGTTCCCGCAAATTCTTTACTTGAAGCGCAGTGGGGTTATTGCCATTTGCCTTGCACTCAATACCAATAAATCTACCATGTAGGCAAGCGACAATATCAGGAACTCCTGACGATCCGTAGCCATGCGTAGCTGGCATGAAGTGGTAGGCTCCATGCGCGGCTAATAACTTCTTCACCTTATCCTTAACTTTGCTCTCAGGTGTTGGCATGGTTACGGGCGTTTGGAGATGATGAGTTTGGATTCCAGATAACGTAGGACAGCTAGGTTGTCGTAGTACTTGATGGTGATATCCTGCAACTTCTTCTGCAAGTTATCGATCTCTGCTTGCGCCCGACCAAGCTGCTTTGCAAAAGATATCTCTGGTTTGGACGGTAATGTTTTGACTGGCTCAATATTCGGTGTTATGGCGGTCAACGCAGGGGCATCGGCTATTGCGTATTGCCCATTGCCCAATCTAGTTAGATAGCCATTCTGTTTCATCATACTAATCGCTGTGTACACACGGCTAGATGCTCTACCAGTAGTTTTGGCAAGTTCTTTTGGGGTCATCGGACCGTGCGCTTTGATAGCGCGGGTTACTGCTTCACGAACTGAGATTTTGGTTTTCATTTGCACTCTTCCTTTATTTGTTGGAATTCATCGTAGGTAATATAGATAACAATTATGTTGTCTTGCAATCTTCGTCCTATAAATTCTCCTTTGGCAGATTTATTAACATCTGTTAACTTAAGCATAGCGAACCGCTCGACTATGAACTTAGGCGCACCATGAAACTCCTTGATGTTGACGGTCTCAAGCGACTCGTTATCTCGCGCAACGATGCTAATCGAATCGCCGCGCTCATCCATAGTTACCCAGATAACAAATCTTCGATCCATAATAATCCTCGTTGTGACTATAATTTATAAACAGACTCGAACATTGTCAAGCCCCACAACAAAGATTTTTACTCGCCCATCACCTCGACCCAATAGCCGTTCTCGCTAGTGCGCACACCAACCTCGGGGACGAATGTTTTCATCTCCATCATTCGCAGCATAGCAACTTGTTGTTGTATGGATAATGGCGCATCATCAATTGATTGATAGAAGTTGTTACCTTCTTGGATACCTGCGTAGCCCAACTTGTCGGGGCAGTACACCTCAACCGTATCATCGGTGTTTACGCACACATACACCTGCATCACCTTGCGTGACTCGCGGCGCATCTTTTCTTCCCATGCAGGCACACCTGCTTGGATGATTTGTGCAAACCTCTCTGTCTGTGGTGTGTAGCCAGTAGCTTGCAGTCGGAGTATCTCGCGCATCAACTCGTCTCTTGTCACCGTGCAATGATCACGAACAAGTTTGTCTGCGGAGTACATCCAGTCTCGAATTGCTGATTCAAAGTCCCTGTGCCACCGATTCGCTATCTCCGCAACAGATATGGTGCGAATGTAGTCCTGCATGTAACGCAACAACTTCTTTACATCTGTAGTGCGTTTTTGATGCCTACGCGAACCAGTGAACCGTGTCGCTTCAATCAGTCGTGACTCAATCACCCAGTACTCTTTGCCCTTATCGTCTTTTTCGAGAACGACCGCCGCGATTGCTTTCTCTGGATGCCGAGTGTCGTAGAACCTAGCCGACCGTGTACCGAACTTGACATCGACAGGGAACCGACTGACCTGCGACTTGCGATAGTCCTTCACAATACTCAGTATCTCGCAGCCTTCAGCTTCTTCGGGATTAACGAAATTCAACATCACACTCTCCTTATTAACAGGTGTTAACTTATTGTCAGAACATGCTCAGGATTTCATCGACCTTCGACTTCACATCCAACCGCATGTGTTCATCCTCACGCAAGTCTTTGGGCGACACGCCGACGATCAACGACTCCAATGTCTTACGTGCGTTCTCCAACTTGGCATCGTTCGTCACGTTCAGCTTGGTCAGCAACTCACACAACTCCACCGCATTAGTCACCAGCGAATCGCGGAATATCTGCGTGTACACCTCGCCATCCTTCGTCATTCTTGGGGACGGGGCGTTCGCCAGCTTCTCGCTCATCTTGGATAGACATTCATGGAGCCGGGCCCACGCGTCTTGCATCGCTTCTGACAACTTGTTCTCATAAAACGATTCGTATTGCGCTTTGAGTTCTTCCTTGTGCTGCTCGTTAATATCAATACGGAAGTCACCAACGTCAGGCACGGGCAGGAACACGAACCGGAACCGGAACTTATCGCGCAACCTGTCCACGTTCGGATACTCCTCGGAGTCGAACAAGTCACCCAACTGAAACGCCGCTGCGGATACAAGTGTTGGATAGTCAGTTAAGAACGCTTCCACCGCTTCATTGAACTGCGTCTCAAGGTCATTGAGTGTTGCCTTGTAGTCAAAGAAGTTCTTCATGGGTAGTAGGCGTGAGCCACCATCCGACCACGGCAACGTCTGCGCGTAATGCCATGCACGAATCCCAGTAACAAGTTTCTGCAAATCGTCGAGCTTTTGCGTACCTGCCAGCAGCTTCTTATGATAGTTGCCAGCCTTCGTCTTGGTACTCTTGGCGGCATCAATCTCTTCCGACACCCGCTTGTCCTGCTTGCGACCTGTCCACACTGAGATGTTCAGGTCAACCAACATTGCGCTATTCTGAATCATGGCACTCTCCTTAATTTATTAACACGTGTTAATGAATACGAACCGTCTTACCAATTGCACTCACCTCATCCGACGTGATACCCCATAGCGTCGGGCAAGGCCAGTTGCTACCCCAGTCACCACCCACATACCCATCGGTCAAGATGATGGCGCACTCTGCCTTGATCTTCTTGTCGTTGATGTACTGCGGTATGCAGCTTGGTGCTGTACCCCCACCACCTCTAGGCTTGGTACTACTTAACAGCGCACCCAGATGGTCTTGCTCATACTTCTCGTGCTGTGCGATGCGAGTATCCCAATACAACACGTCGATACCCTCGGGCTTCACGTTCTCACAGATGCTGCGAATCTCACCCAAGAACTGACTGATCTCGTCACTACCAATGGAGCCTGACATATCGATAGCCACCACGATGCGACCGACCGACTCACCGATCAAGCTAGGCATGTAAACATCTTCACCTATCCACCGCCGAGAAGGACGACGCCATGTCGATTCATCCTTGTCCATACAGAATGACGTAACGAACTCACGCAGTGCCTGACGCCAATCAACCTTCGCTTCCAACGCTTCCTTGATCTCACGCGGCATATTGCCTTTCATCTTGCCAGCGAGTATCGAGCCTTGACGTAGTGCCTGATCGATGTCACGCGCTAGAACTTCTTTCTCTTCGCCGCTCATCTCATCAGCGCCCTCCCAGTCGTGATCATCCAACGATGGCGTATCGTCCACTGGTACATCACGCCCCGCCTGATCGCCTTTGGTCTTGACATGCACCGAGCCCTTGTCAGCTTGTTGCTTCAAGTCGTTGAACACACGCTGCGAATCCCAGCCCCGATACTTCGGATCAAGTAAGCCACAGTCAGGCAGCTTCACGTTCTGGTCTGTCGGATCTGAATCGTCGATCATCAGGTTAATCACATAGTCACACGCCATGTTCGCCAACTGCGCATGCTCTTTGTATAGCTGCTTCCACATGGTTAGATGTCGGAACGCCTTGTGCAAGTTCTCGTGCAGGATCACTGCTCGTAGCTCGGCTTCTGACAACTTGTCTGTGAACGCACGTCCATACTTCACGTTCCGCCCATCTGTACATGCAGTCGGCACATCATCCTCCACACTTGTTTTACCAAGCATGAAGATGCCTGAATACAGACAGTAGTTCGGATGCTTCATGAGCCACACATGCGCTCGTTGCACACGCTGCTCGGCAGATAACTTCGTAGCCATTTATTAACTCCTGTTAATTTGTTATCAGAACAACCACTGGTTTTCCAACGCCCAGTCTTTGAACTCCTTGTTCATCACACAGAACGACTGCTTGTCGGATGACTTCATCACGCTTGTTGCGAACAGGGCTTGCCACTCCTTGTCCATGCGTTTCAGGTAGTGCATCCATTTGTCTAGCGTGTCCTTGCTCACACGTGTCACCGCAGAGAACACCAAGATACATTTGGCAACCGTGTCCTCGGGCAGCTTGGCATTTTTCGGATCGTTCAATATCGCATCCCACGATGGCAGCTTGTCCACCACAGTGAAGAACGCTTGCATGTCACGTGCCGCACTCTCACCGATAGTCCCAGTCAGCAGAGATATAGTCAGCGCATCACCCAGTTCACTACGTTGTTTGGCAATGAACGACGCCTTCTCCAAACTTCTTGGTGTAACCACCGCACCACTACCGGCCCGCGTCGGGTTGAAGATATATGCGTTCTCCTTCTGCGACAGATCGGTGTAGCTTGCTAGTGCATGCGGGAACTGCTTGACCCACGCAATGATTGTCGGATCAACGTCGTTACCAATTGCCCACTCGATCCACTCATCTGCATCGGGCTTACGCACAGTCACCAAGCACACACGATTTCTTGCATGCGCTTCCAACATATCGCCCACACCATCGGACATCAAGTTGGTAGTGCCAAACACAATCGACCCCTCAGGCAGATAGTGGTCACCAATGCGATGCTCCAGCATCAAGGTCAACAACACATTCTTGACCGCCTTCATTGCCTTGCCAATCTCGTCAAGCATCACGATCACCGGCTTGCCCTCGTGCATCTTGAACCGTGCGTTCGGTGCGAACTTAGTCACCTTCGTGACGCTACCTGTCCCTGTATTAACATCTGTTAACACGTTTTCTGTATATGGCAGGGCAAAGTCACCCAAGTCCAGCAAGGTACAGTCGATATACGCAATGGCATACTCAGGGTACTGCTTGGCAAGAACTTTCAGCATGGAGGATTTGCCAATCCCCGGCTCGCCTTGACCGATCACCGTCACATCACGCCCCACCTGCCCGATAGCTTTCGCAAACTCGACGAGCGACACGGACTGACCAAAGTTGATTGCACTCATTTGTTTCTCCTTTTAGGTTGATTACTTCTTACTACTACCACTGTAAGACATATTATAACATAATAGTTACCCTATGTCAAGTATTTAGAAAATGCCCGACTGCGTTTTCCACGTTACTTGCACGTCCACCTTGTCATATATGTACGACACCTTATCTGCCATCCGATAGATTCGAGATTTCAACAGCTCATACGAAAACCGCATGTCATAAAAAACTATCGGGTAGTTAAACCCACCAGAGTTCCGCGCCGTTGTCTCGGCTATCCGACTATCTAGCGCATTGCTGCCATCACATAGCACCGCACACAGGACTCCCACGTACTGCGCATCGTCGCCCGACTTCGCCATGTTCAACATCACCGGCTCGGAAAACTCCCGATAGTTGAAGTACCCATCCGGCATTGGAATGACTGACTTCCTTGTCTCGTGCATGATCCACCCGTCCGACAACTGCATGAACGTCTTAGCCCATTGCAGGAACGGCTGGTATGGGGCACGGGCTTCCTTCGCTTTCTCTCGGTTGACAACTTGTTTCTGGATGACAACCTCGGACGTCGGTTCCCACCGCCCGTTTTCTGTTGGCTGGAATGTCAATTCACCCTCTCTCGGTATGGGGTAGAACATGTACTGCTCCGTTGCACTGGGCACGATCACCCATAACTTGCCCTTACGCTTGACGCATTGCCACGGCGAGTGGATGTGGATGAAGTCGGCAGTGGATGGGGTTTGCCAACCACCACACTGCACCCCGATCCTGCCATCTGGGTAGTAACGCACCACCTGTGTGTGATACAAGACGCATGCCACAACATCTTTGTCCATCTCGATCACCTCCCAATCCCTGCGCCGCTCACCGATGGGTCGGACTTCGACTGACCTGCCACGTATCGGCTTGATCGACTCGTACAAGTTCTTGTACTGCTCGTAGTAGATTTTCTTCATTTATTAACTCCTGTTAACTTGTTGTAGGTTGACAGTTCGAAAGTATAATTTGCACTGCTCGAACGGCTCGTAGTTATCCTCGAACGCATACGCTTCATGCTCAGCCACCCACCGCTCGTACAGCACGTCAATGTACTCATCCCACTCGGCGTCACTCATATCACCACCCATGTCAGTTGCAACGCTTCTGGCTGCACGTTCAAATACACCCAAGCATCGTTGGCTCCGAGCTTTCGCACGTGAATGGAGTCCTTGTTGATGTCGAGCACCTCATACCGATGCTTGAACCCTTTGTAGTTCTTGCGGATCAAGCTATCGCCGACCTGTACTTCCTTGCCGGTTTTCTTGTCGATCAACTTCATTGCAACAGTCCCAAGTATTCGGAAACCGCCATCGCAATTAACACGCAGAAACATATCAGGCCAACAACGTCTAAGTTGTCCATCAGAAACTCCTAAATAGCATGATGAGCACTGCCAATACTGCACCGAGTATGGCTCCCAAAAACGCAGCGGCGATTGCCGCCCATTCGTTTGCGTCTAGTTTCATTTGACGATCCCTCCCTTTTGATTAACACCTGTTAACAAATCCCTATCACGCACGACGATGTAGTTCGACTTGTGCAGGGGCACGACACAATGCTTCACCTTCCGCGCTTCCACCTCGCCGCATGGCATACACAAAGACGTTATCAGGCGACGCTTTGGTGGGTCAATTTCTGAGCCACATAATGTGCAGAATGGGCTTGTTCCGAGTTCTGTTCCGGTTTGGATGGGTTTGTTCCGGTCTGAGATACGCATGAATGTCCTTTGAGATCAATGTGTTACGCGAATAAATGTCGGTTGTGTTCCAGTGTTCCGCTCATTACACCACCTGCCGAAGGCCACGTTGGTTTACAAACCCATCATGGTTTACATTGTAAACTAGTCCCTCAGGTTTGGGTAGGGGGGGTATATATATGGAACAATGGAACAAACACACAAAAAACCCCCAAAACGTAGGCGTACCAACGGTTTTGCCTGTTCCAGCGACTGGAACAACGCGGAACAACGCGGAACAGAGCTCTCTGCAACATATTGCATTAACAGCTGTTAATAAGTTGTGTTGCTGCATCATCATCAGTAGGGGGGAACTATCATCAAAAGGGTCGGAAACCACAGGCAATAAAAAACCCCGACCGAGGTCGGGGTTGCCAAGTGGGGCGAATTACTTGCTGATAATCGCAAGGGTTGCGCGGAGGTGGACAAGGGCGTTGACCGCATCGAATTCGGCATTTTCTGCTTTTTCGATTTTGCCAATTGCATCGTTAATCAAATTGACAAGTTTTGTTTCGAGCGATTTAGGCTCGGATTCGGTCTTTTCCTTCGGGAAAGCATAGCCAATCACGCGTGAAAACATAGTGTGAGCAGTAGACCGCGCATCTTTTTTGGCCTGATTTTGCGTTTCCCACTTGTCACGCGCGGCCGCATCGAGCGCGTTATATTCTTTTGATCCCTTACGTACTAGCTCGGCATTGAGCGCAGCCGCGTGGCGCTTATCGAGCGCAGGGATAATTGCATCTGCGATAAATTGGGCTTTCACCTCATTCAGCGCGGATTCGGTTCCGAAAAACTCGCGCACTTGCGCGCCAGCTACTTGCCATTTATTAACAGTGTTAATCTCACCCTTGATCGCTTCGGTAACCGCTTTTGTCATCGCTTGGTAGTTCATAATTCACCTCATTCAGTTGATTGGATTTGAGTTACTTCGTACTGCACTTGTAGAATATCAAAAAGTCCTAGAATTCAAAGCATTTTATTCAGAACAAGTTAACAGGTGTTAATAAATGCCGTTTCGGCAACCCCACCGTACCCCCATCCCCCGCTGTTGGCGCTTGGTACCATCGCGTGCCTTGCCTTAGTAATCTGCGCACCCGATCACAAAATCCCAAAAGGGTTACACTAACCAAGGGGGTCACAACTTGTTAAGTTATTAACGAGGCGTCAAGGATAGACAAGTGACCCCCACCCCCCTCTAAAATCTGCCGGACTAATTTAAATGTCAAAATGGCAAAGTACCCCCCTTGCCTTTTTGGGTCCCCTACAACCCCCCGGGGGGTATATATTGACAACTTTGTACAAGGTGGTTATCGTCGCGCACATCTGGGCCACAAACAGCTACGGAACACATGCCTATTCTCGCCACGCCTGAAGTGGGTATCCCACTTCCCTTCGACACGACACCGGAGGAAATTGACGACTTTCGTCTGAAGGCCCATGCACTTTTTGAAACGGTGCAAGACCTAATAGGTCTAGGAGCGCAGGTAGACATCACCCCCGAAGACAAGGCGGAATCTCACCGCATCTTCTCCAACAAAAAACTTCCTCCGGCAAAGCAGTTGACGCCGGGCACCATCCTGAACCTAGAAGCAATCCTGAACGAGTGGGATCAAGAAGTACTAGACGTTTCACGTCGGCTTCGTAATTACGTGACCAACAAGTTGATTGTTGAGTCTGCTGATCCCGACCCTCGCCAGCGCATGAAGGCACTGGAAAACTTAGGGCGGATTGCCGGAGTTGGGTTATTCTCTGAGCGAATTGATATAAGCATCACGCACCGCACCGTAAAAGATATTGAGACAGATCTCGTGAAGACCTTGGAGCTGTACGCTGGAGGTGTTGAAGAGGTCGCGTTCGAAGAAGTGCCTAAGAGTATTGGTGATATTGACGTAGATGCTGAGTTGTCAAACGAAGAGGACTCCTTGGATGGACCCGGAACTGCTTCGTAAGGCGCAAGCTGTACTGCCAACATTACCACCGGCTGTTCAGCAGAAGGTAGGTACCCTAATTGCCGAGGCTAGGCGAGCCAAAGCACAAGAAGTTGCTAAGAATAACTTCATGGAGTACGTCAAGTATGTCTGGCCCAACTTTATCCACGGTAGGCACCACGAGAAAATGGCGCGAGCGTTTGAGCGGGTGGTTGAGGGCAAGACCAAACGACTCATTATCAACATGCCACCACGGCATACGAAGTCAGAATTCGCCTCATATCTGTTGCCGAGCTGGTTTTTGGGCAAGTTTCCTTCCAAGAAGGTGATCCAGACCTCCCACACCGCTGAGTTGGCGGTGGGGTTTGGTCGAAAAGTACGTAACTTAGTGGACTCTGACCGTTATAAGGACTTGTTTCCAGATGTTGCGCTACAAGCAGACTCGAAAGCCGCTGGTCGTTGGGCTACAAATTACGCTGGTGATTACTTTGCTATTGGTGTCGGTGGCGCTGTTACCGGTAAAGGCGCTGATTTGCTCATCATTGACGACCCGCACAGTGAACAGGAAGCCGCTCTGGCTGAGGTAAACCCCGAGATTTACGATAAAACGTACGAGTGGTACACATCTGGCCCTCGTCAGCGTCTACAGCCGGGCGGATCTATCGTGATTGTGATGACTCGGTGGTCAAAGAAGGACTTAACGGGTCAAGTATTGAAATCCGCAGCCCAGAGAGGTGGTGAAGACTGGGAAGTGATCGAGTTTCCGGCGTTATTTGAGTCAGGAGAGCCGCTCTGGCCTCAGTTTTGGTCTAGGAAGGAGCTAGAAGCGCTAAGAGCTGAACTTCCGAACGCCAAATGGATGGCTCAGTACCAGCAGAACCCGACATCTGAGACATCAGCTATCGTCAAACGGGACTGGTGGCAGCTTTGGGAGGACGACACACCCCCGCACTGTGAGTTTGTCCTACAGAGTTGGGATACCGCGTTCGAGAAGACCAACCGCTCGGACTATTCAGCCTGTACCACGTGGGGTGTTTTTTATCAGGAGGACGATACCGGTGTTCTTCAAGCTAATATCATCCTCCTCAATGCTTTCAGGGACCGTCTTGAGTTTCCTTCACTTAAGAAGAAAGCAATCGAGCAATGCAAAGAATGGGAGCCAGACTCCATCATTGTGGAGAAAAAGGCGTCAGGGGCCCCGCTCATCTACGAGATGAGGGCAATGGGTATTCCTGTACAGGAGTACACACCGGTAAGGGGTAACGACAAGATCAGCCGACTAAATGCGGTGTCCGACCTGTTTGCGTCAGGGCGGGTATGGGCACCCAACACACATTGGGCTGAAGAAGTAATCGACGAGGTGGCAAGCTTCCCCGCTGGGGATCATGATGACTACGTGGACTCCGTATCGCTGGCGCTGATGCGGTTCCGCAAAGGTGGCTACATCCGGTCAGTGTTGGATGAGCCGGATGAGGTACGAGAATTCAGACGTAAAAGGCCATATTACTAATGATTAAATCTAGTTATCTGTACTACGAGCGGGCTATGCCGCCTGACTTTTGTGACTATGTCGTCAAGAGTCTGGACTGGTCGCACGCTGGGCTTGGCACAACACGGGAAGAATCTGGCGCGGAATCTACAAGACTTCGCAGGGTTAAGGTTTTGCCGGAGCACCTAATGTCT